TCATAATAATAAATAGTAGTTGACCTATCGGCTTAACGGGGAGAATGGAGTAACTTATGTTAGAAGTAAAGAATGCAACAGAATTGGAAAAAATGAATAATGTAGTTAATAATAATATAATGAAAATTAACTCTCAATTAAAAGAAGCTGAGAGTGAATTAAAGTTATTAAACTCTGTCGAAAGGTCTTCAAAATGGTTCAAAGAGTTATTACCTATATTACAGGAATTACATAGTAATACTGATAATACAGGTATCTTAAAAACCATAATATCTTATACCACTGTAATAAACGCACACGTTGAAGGGCTTATCGGCTTTGACGAAGGATGGATAACTAGTATTCAGATAAAAATATTGAGTACTAGAAGAAAGTGTATACCTGATACATTCCATAAGCATGTACATCATAGGAATTGGTACTATGACATATATGCATTAAAGGATAAATATCCAACAGCATGTATAAATACCCATAAAGTAGATAAAATAAGCCTTATTGGTCAAGCACTGGAATCTTTAAATGCGTGGTGCCTGCATCGCTTATATACACTGGAAGAGAATCCAAGATTCTGTAGGTAAAGAAATTGGAGAACTGTATAAAAAATACAGTTCTCTTTTTTTATTTATTATAGTACTGGATACTCAATATGAAGTACCAGAATATTGCTTTCTTATAATTTATTCTACTTGCTTCTCTTTTAAATTTAGCATGAACTCCTGTCTCTTCACCCCATTTATCAAGAGTAGTTTTTATAGTTCTTATATTATCATTATTACTATTAGTCTTTCTAAATAATTCAGAACTCCATACTAAGAAATTACTACTATTAATATCTTTTTTATCTTTATGCTCATCATATAGATATAAGAAAAGAACTGCTTGAATAAAAGCTTCTATATCTTTAGTATATTTATCAGTGATAATTTTACTCATATAAAATCTACAATCAGCAAATGATATTTGTGCTAGAGTTTTACATTGATTAATTCTTTTTAAATCTAATCCATTTGTTAATAATCCATTTACTATTGTATTAGTTACTACTTGTACAGAACTCGTATTATTTTCTATTGTATCATCTATTACTATCTCATCATGTGAATCTTTTGTTAATACTACTCTATTACCAGCATTGTAATTTTTCATATATTCTCCACAGATATTCTTTAACATTGATTTCTGGTCATTTCGTATTCTTTGTATGAACCTAATAAATTCTAAATCAGATGCATCTTTCATAAATTGCTTTAAGAATCTAAAAGAATTATTTATAGATAAGAATAAACCACCAAATACATGACCACCTTGTTTCATTATATATTTCTCTGATAGATTATCCATAGTATACTGCATAACACCTTCATTAGCACCATACTTAAAGAATAAAGAGAATAATGATGGATAAACAGATAATGCATAAATTGCTAATGCCGTATTTAATCCCTTTTCATCATTCTTAAGATAATAGAACCTGATACAACAATAGAAAACCCAGAATATAGGATTATTTCTTAATAGTTTAAAATCTGTCTGAGTAGAAATCTGTTTAGTAATATCTATTACCAATCCTACTACATATTTTGGATCTATTTCAAATAGATTAAAGAACATCGCTTTATCTACATCACCAAATGGAATTAATTCAATAGGACCAGATGTATGTAGTTTAGATGAATTTCTATCCATATAATTTCCACATATCTGTTTAAATTTTCTATCTCCCATTGGAGTAGATAATATCTTTTCTATTTTAGGATATAGATTAATTTTCATTATATAATTATTTTTATCAGTTGCTTCTAAAAAATATTCATAATCATCATATATATTATCTTGAAGCATTTCTACAAAGGTAGAAAAATATGAATTACTTTTCATAATAGTTACCTTTCTATGTTATTGCTTAGTTATTATGGTGTTTTTAGAGGATAATATTGTTTAAGCAATACGCATAATCTAATATTATATCTTTCAACATATGCTTTCCACAAACTTCACAAATACATGTATGTTCATCATATTCAATCAATGTTAATCGTATATTCCCATCATCATCTCTTTTACCATGAAGACATTTTGTACCTTCATTTATCACAGGTTTTTTGTTTTTCTTTCCCATCATTTATAATATCCTTTCGTTTATATTATAAATAAGTAATATATGATATAATAAAAAAAGAAGACCCCTTAGTCGGAGTCTTCTAAACATTTTTTGATGTTAATAGCAACATCCGTTGGTATTATTTTACCGCAGGATTTGCATATACAATTATCATCATCATGCTTTATAACATTTAAGATTGCTTTACCTCTATACATTTTAATATGTTGGCATACGGCACCTCTACCTATGCGTGTCGAAACCATACTTATTAACAAATCAAGTTTTGTATCTTTATTCTTCATGTGATCTCCTTTCAAGATTAAATTCATTAGTTACTAAAAAATAATATATTATCTTTTTTTTTTTGATATACGCATTAAAAAAAGAAGACCCTAATTAAAGAGTCTTCTTATTAACAGTTATTCTTCTAACTTATCGCACGCTTTGAGTATATCTTTGACAGGACACCCATCACAAATTAAATTATGAATATTACATGTATGGATTCGTTCTATAGTCATCATCATTTCAGACACTGGTTTTATTAATGAAAATTCTACATCTTCATGTACATCATACATCTCATTTTCAGTAAACTTTGATGTATTTATTAATAATTCATTATAAGAAGGTGGTAACATATCAGAAGCCATAGATACAATAGCTTTTGAAACTTCTGTAATTTCATATTCATTGTCACCATAAATCCACTCATTTCCAAAACATGAGATATTCATAATACTCTTGTATTCTACATGATACTCTACGATATCATTAAATGAGTAATTTGATTCACTAAGTTTATAAACCATATTTAATATTCTATACAGAATATTGTTAGGGTTACGATTAAGATTGTTATCTCCAACAACTGATTCAATAAGTTCTTTAGCCTCATCACTCTTGTTATCCTTTAGTAAATCATATACCTTTGTTAATGTATAGTACGCATTGTTCTTTGAAGATAATTTAGCCAAAATATTTTCTACATCAATCATTTTTTATTCCTTTCATTCAGATACATTACTACTGATTTCTTTTAAACCAGACTTTTCTATCAGACTATTGTCATGATATATTAATTCTTTCACCCATGTTGTTATTAAATCATCAAGCATTGCACCATACATCTTATATACACCTAATTTATTCATTGTATTGGGTAAATCTACATTAGACTTATTTAATCTAGCCATTCTACGATATACCCTCATTGATGGTTCATACATCATGACCTTAATTCCATATATTTTTAACGATATATTATCGTGAATTAATCTGAGTTTATCAACTATATCTTTGGTAAATATACCACCATTATCGAAAAGATATTCACGATATTTTATTATAGATTTTATTAAATCTACAGATACTGTTGTTTCATCTTCATTATCATATTTAGATACGATTAACTCTAATTCATCTACCATATCGTTTACTGACTTTTCTAAATCCTTTATTTCTATCATAAAACCATACCCGTTTACTATATTAACTTTCCTTATTAATAATTACTTTTTACAAAATCATATCTCCGCCACTACTTACATATATAGCCAACATATACAATAGTATGATACTAATATGACAATTTATATTGCATATCATACATAACTCGTTATTGAACTTTATATCATACTTTGGAAACAGTCTTTGTATACGTCCTGGGTGGAATATTGTAGGATTTGCTATATGTCCTCTATACGCAAATGGAACTTCATTTATCATAAATTCATATACTCTACGATTCAATTCATCAAGTTTTGATGTATCAATAGTATCCATTGCATCATACATTGACTCATGTTGAGCATAATATAACGTAGTTTCAAGAGAACTACATAACATCTTATAATCCCACTTAGTTTTATCTGATACAGTAAAATTATTCAATGCTATAACAGCATCTTCTAATTTATCCAGTTTATTCATTTTTATTCCTTTCCTTTCCAATAAGTACATCACCGCCCATATCGACATACTTTGCTAGTATATAACTCTCAAACATGTCTAATGCACTTAGTATGGAATTATATGAACTTTTCTTTGAATCATTTTCATCATTCCATAACATTGGATTACTCATACTATAAATAGTATTATTTGGTTTCAATATAGCATATACAGATGGTACTTCAATACAATTGAATTCGAATATTACGTTCCATATTCTTGATAGCAACTTGCTATCAACAGTATCTATATACTTATTTAGGTGACATTTAAACATCTCTCTACAAACCCTATGTATTTTACCAATATCAGATATACTTTTTTCTGAGTTGGAAAACTCTTTAAGTGATGATACTAAACCAAGCAATATACTGGTTAAGTATTTATCAACTTGATTTAGTGTAATTGGTAATTCCACACGATATTCCTCTAAAGTATCATCACACAACTTGTTAAATTCTTCCAAACTCATATTATTCCTCCAGTATACTCTTCATGTGGTCTCTCCATATTGTGAGAGCAGCATACTTCTCATCATCACTCATATCATTAAATGATTCATAACCATAACTGTTTGCTAATTCTTTAATAAATTCATTCATACTCATACCTTCCTTCTTATCATCAGTAATATTATTCTTTTCCATAAATCTTCTCCTCTTTTCAATAAAGTACTTCATGACTGCACCAGTTCTTCTATCTGAGCATTATAATCATCAAGTATTGCTTTTGTTATTTCATTCATTTTTTTATACCCTTATATCACCAGGTGATTCCTTTCTTTATATCCTTATTCATACGTGCCTTATAATAATCCATCATATTAAATATCATCAAATATATCTCTGATATGTATTTGACTATATCAGTATTGATAGGTTCTAACAAATCCATTTTATTGAGTTCAGAAACTAGATTGTTAATACTATATTATGGTAACATTTTTAACGATTCATCATAGTACTTAAAAAGTCTATGCGTGATAGATAAAATTTTACTAACAATCTGAGCCTTTTCTAAATCAAGTTCCTTAACATTATTGAAGTTTTTAATCAATGACATATCATCACTATCGTCGTATGAAACTTTATCAAAATCTTCTATACTATTACTATATTTTTCAAGTACTGATACAAAAGATTCCAGATAATAAGTATCGCGGTTATACATATCAAGTATACCATGAGATGATGCACTTAAAGCATCTCCTAATACTTTTCTTTTTCTGAAATACCCTTCTATGAAATTTATATCAGGATAATTCCAATTATCAATAGCACATAGTATATTACTAATAGCATCAATTCCTGGGTTATCTTTATAAACCATCTCAATAATTTTATCAATATTAGATATTGCATCATGATAAACCCTGTTCCTTTCACACACACCATCACTCAACCCATTAGTATAGAACTTTTTAGAATCATCTAATGACTCCAATACAAATTCAGTACTGTACAACTCATCAAGTAAATCCCTTGAACTAATCATTTTTACTCCTTTACATATATAAGTTATTTAGTTACATAAAAATATTATATAGATAAAATATTAATAAGAAAGATGAATTTTTATCATCTTTCTTATTACTTATACTATTACTTCAGTTGTTAATTCATTATTAATTATTTCTCTTATTATATACATAATAAAAGGAGTAAAGAAAAATACTTCTAAGCTATTATTTAAGTATATTAATTCTGTATCCAAATCTAACTGTATATCTTTAATACCCAATTTCTCACTTCTTAAATATCTCTGTATTAAAGAACCATAATCAGAATTAACAGGACTATTTAATCTTATAGCTTCCATATAATCTTTTGAAAATATACTTTTACTATCATCAGGTATTAACATAGGAGTATCTAATACTTCTACAGTTCTTTCGTGCCATTTTCTAAATGATGATTCTCTTATAGAAGTTCCAGGTCTTGTTATATACTTAAACATGGATAGAAGTTTCATATCTCTAGTCTCTAAGAACTTATATACAGATTTGGCATACTTATATTTTCTTTTAGGATCATCATATTGATCAGTTAATATTATAGTAGATAAATCATTCTTCTCATTAAATAATTTATGTATATTAATAAAATAAGTTTGCAAAGGATCATACAAAAGTTTACCATCTTCTATTTCACATAAAAAGACATTATGCCTTTCATTATAAAACATAGCCATGTATAACTCTTTTATCTCTTTATACATCTTATCTATTTCTTTTATTTTAAGAAAAGAAGCTTTCTCTATAATACAATTAGTTTCTGTACCAATATTCTCAAGTATACATACATTCTCTGTTATTACTTGCTTTTCTATTTCTTCTAACTTAGTAGAATCAATATACTCTAATTTAAATTCTATCTTATAATAATTATCAGGCATTACTGTATCATACTGAATATTAGTAACCCTGAATATATAATAATCTTTAAGAGTAGGAATAATAAAGAAATCATTAGGAACTGGTTTTATTGTTTTGGGTAAAACTATTCCATCACCATCCCAATCAGTATCCATTCCTTGATCAGCTTCTGATATATTAAGATTAATTTGATCCATTCCATATAAAGGAAAATTTTCTATCTTATTAAATCTTATAGGTGATCTATTTCCTATAATAGAAGCTACATCAAGAAAACCTTCATCTACTGTAGTTTCATCTGTATTAATATGATAGTAAGTTACAAATACTGGAGTAGTATCAATAAATCTAGCTGTAGGAGATTTAAACCTATTCTCAAATTGAAACGTTGTATCTTCAACCATTTTTTGCTCATTAATTAAAAAAGCCATATGGAGTTTTACCTTCCTTTCAATAGTTGATAACTTAAAACTATGTTTTTATACCGTTTATTACAGTAATTTATATACTATTTTTTTGTACTAAATAAAGAAAGGAAGGTTTATTTATGTCAAAGATTACTAGTAAAGAGCAATCTAATTATGATAGGATAGCAGATAATTTAGATATATTTGTAAATGATGTTGCTACTCTATTTATATTTGAAGGAAGAAAGGAGAAAGATGTTAATGAAGCTATAAAGACTCTTAAAAAGGCTGTTAAGCATTTAAGAAATGGGAAACCTGAGAAAGTTCTTGATATGGATAAATATGAAGAATTGATGGAAGACTAATGAAGACTGGTATTACTCTATTTATATTAAAATCAGATAAAGACTTATATGCATTTTCAACAGACAAAAAAATAGTCAATGATTTTATATCAACTAGATGTATGGATAATTTTATCATTAAGGAGAAAAAACTTAATGATGAAGATTATGATGTATTTTGCAATATCAATAATGATAAAGTGCTAAATACAGATTATCTATATGATGGAATTAATACTATAGAATTCCCAATGACTACTCACGAGTCATATAAGGTTGATATTGAAATAGATAGTATTTACGAGAGGTTGGGTGATAATAAATTTATTATTGATATTAGTAAAATATTTAGAGGTAAATATAAAAAGAGTTTAAAATATATCATTGAATATATTTCATCGTTTTATTATAATAATGATGTTGATTTTAATTCATTGAATGTATTTATTAAACTATTTGGGTTTACAATAATAGAAAGTGAGAGATATGGACAGTAGGAAAATTTGTGAAAAATTATACTTTGATATGATTGAAGATAATAATGATTTATTAGATATTCCAAATGTATTACAGAAATTGGATATATTGATGAATAATCATTTATGCTCAAAGTATACAATGGGATTATATTCTTCTGGCTCTTTTTCTAATTTAGATTTTATAACAAAATATCTATTAAAAAGAGATAGTAGTTTAGAGAAATATTTAATCAATTCAACTATAGGAGGTAAAGAAAGTAAAGTATTATCAGAGGGTCTATATATGATAGATATGTCATCAGATAAAACTGATAGATATCTTGTAGTAAATGTAAAGACAAATATCAAATCCAGAGAAGATTTTTCTGGTATAAATGTATATTTTGTTGGTAAAGATAATATTAAAAAGTATAATAAATTTGTAAAGAAATATAACAAAGCCGTAGATACTTATACTGAAAATATTGAAACATTTGAGGTATATGATGCTATATCAGATACATATACCTCTGAAGTATTTAAGTCATTTAATAATATGATTTTTACCAATAAAGAAAAGATAATATCATATATTGATAACTGGGTAAAGAATTTAGATATATATAAGAAGTATGAAATAACTCCAAAGTTATCTATACTAATATATGGACCACCGGGAACGGGTAAAACTACATTTGCAAAAGCTCTTGCAAGGTATTTAAATCAATTTATGATAACGATGATAACTCAATCATACTTTACAGCAACAAGACCACCAGAATTATATTCAAATAACGGTGTAGTTGTATTAGATGATATAGATACTATTGCAAATAATAGAGATGATGATAGTACTAATAGTAATAAAGAGATAATAGCTAAGTTATTAAAGTTCTTAGATAATCCTCCTGTAACAAAAATAAAAGGAGTTGATAGAGAACTTCATAAAGTACAGATAATAGTTGCTACTACCAATTATTATGATAAGTTAGATAAAGCTGTAAAAAGATTTGGTAGATTTGATTTACAATTTGAAATGCCAGATTTCAATAAAGATGAGGCAATAGAATTTTGTAATCTATATGACTTACAATTAGAGGATGTTACTACTAAATCTAATAATAAAAATTTTAGAATATCACCTGCTGAGTTGCAAGCGCTATGTATTTCTAATATTGATAAACAAATTAAGACAAAGGAAAGGGTGTAAGTTATGAATTTTGATAAGTTCATTGCGATGGTGTTGAAGACACTAAAGAAAGGTAGAGTAAAGTATTCAGATGATAAGAAAGTAGATTTAACTCCATTTATTAATGAGAGTATTAATAATACTTTGATATCTGAATTAGATGCAGTAATAAGTAAAGAAGATGTAAAAGTAGATGAAGACGACAGTAAATGTCATATAGCAAGTATGATAAAAGTAAAAGAAGATGCATTTGCAAATAAAACATTTGTAGTATCTGTAAATAGAAAGCAATTGGTTAATTCTTTTGATTTCTTGAAAGATACTAGAATAGGTGCATTGCTGAGAAGCTCCACATTATCTTCTATTTATTATCCTATAAAGGATTTATGGAAGAAATTAATTGATTCAGATAAATCTAAAACATATGTTATGTATGTTCCAAAGATATTTGTATTTGCAAATTTATCGGAAATGGATTTATATGAAGATAGCGTATTTACAAATCTCTTATTAGTAGTAACTCCAACATCAGATGATATTAGAGAAGCTAATGATAAAGAGATGACAAAAACTGATATTAAGACTCATATAATTACAGATATATTGGAAGCAGTTATAAAGACTGGAAATCATAATGTAATTATAGACCCGTATTCACATAAGGTATTGGCTGATGATAAATATGAGTCAGGAAGTTTATGGAATGATATATCTACATCAGTAAGAGTAGATGAAAATATTCATTCTATAATATTCGATTTTACATTCTGGGATGAAGAAGATTTTAAGCTATTCATTTCAACTGCAAAAGAAGATAAATAATTTATATTAATATTAGGGATACTAGGATTTTTCTTAGTATCTCTAGTAAATGTATATATTATTTTTTTAAGTAGTATTGAAAGGAAGGTTTATTATGTCGAAATTTAATTTAATTAAAGATGTCCCAATAATTCATAATAGGGAAGAATTATCTGAATGGTTAAGACCATTGTATATTATCGATGATATATTAGTAGATGACGAAGTTTATAACAATGAAAGACAGATGATATTAAACTTAGTAAGAGGTTCTTTTACTATAAGAGCATGTAGAGAATATCCAATCAGGTTTAAATTCAATAAGAAAGATAAAGAAGAATATCAATTAGAACTAAGAGATTTTCTGATTAATCTAATTCTATTTGAACCATTTATTGAATTATCTGGTTTAGATATATTAAATGAGTCTTTTATCTTTAATTGTAAAACTGAAATACCTAAGATAGAGAATTATATTAATAATAAAATAATTCTTACATTAAAGGATTATCAGATAAAGAATACATCTCTTAATATAAGAATATCAAATGTGATATATAATTTGAGAATGATATCTGTAGATTTCTCTCAGATATTAGGATTAAACTTTAATATATTTACATTTGCAGATATGTATACAAGTAATCCAGAAATTAAAGAAATAATGGAAACTACGTTTGATGATAATCTACAACCATATGAGATAGAAGCTCAATTAAAAGCATTACAAACAAGAGAGATGGATATATATAAATCCATGCCTAATAATGAATTGGGTGCTATATTAAGGGCTGCAACTGGAGTTAAACCAAAGCAGTTTACTGAGTTTACTATAGCAGGTGGTTTAAAACCTACAATAGATGGATACACTATTCCTGAAGTAATTCAGAATAGTATTCTTGTTGGTGGATTAGATAGACCTAGTTATTTCTATATAGATGCTGGTGGTGCAAATAAGAGCTTGATTATGAATAAGCGAGTAATGGGAAAAGCTGGATACTTTGGTAAACTAGTTTCATTATTAACTCGCACATTATCAATGAGTACCGAAACTTCAGATTGTGGTAATCCTCATTTAATAGAAATAGAAATAAAATCAGAAACCCATCTTAAGAGATGCGATGGTAAATATTATAAAAGAAATAGAGACGACCTTGAATTGTCTGTATTAAGTTATAAGAATAATAAAGATCTTATCGGTAAAAAGATTTATATAAGATCAGCTATCACATGTGGATTGGGTAATCATGTATGTGCAAAGTGTATTGGTATACAAGCATTAACTAATTCAGATATAGCACATGGTATGTCAACATTCTACTCTGAAGAAGTTACAAAAGTAATAGAGCAGAATATACTATCAACTAAGCATCTATTAGAGACATTCTCAGAGATGATTAAATTTAATGATAATTTCTATAAATTCTTTAATATGATTGGTGGAGAGATAATGCCATTGTTAGAATTAGAGGATGAAGATAAAGATATTGAAGATTATGCTATTTATATTAATCCTGAAGATATTAATAAGATGGATGAATATGAAGATGATAGTTTATTCAATAACTATATATCTAATGGTCGATTTGTTATTAGAAACATTAACAATCCTGAAGAAGAAGATATTCCTATAGAATTAGAGGATAAAGAGCTTTATATATCTAAAGATATTATTAAGGATATTAATAAGAATAACGGATATGTATATTTCTCAGATTTAGATGAAGATACAAAGATATTTGAAATCAGTATTCAGAATAAGGAATTGACAAAACCTCTTTATGACTTGATGAATCTTATTAATAAGAAGAAAGATTCAAATGTAGAAGTAACTTTGGATTCTATGTTGCAAGATTTCTTGGATTTGATGGTTACTGCTAAAATACAAGCATCTATAGTAGCAGCTGAAGTTATTATTAATAGATTGGTGAAAGATGCAAATAATATCTATGATAGACCAGATTTCTCTCAGAAGATATTACCACCATATCAAATAGTGACGGTAAGAGATGCATTGAGAAAAAATAAATCTCCATTAATAGGATTATCAAGTGAGGGATTAAAGAAACAGATTTTAGATGACGAATTATTTGAATCAAGAAATGATACATCATACTTGGATCCTCTATTCAAAGAAGAAGTTGATATGACTAATCTAAAAGGATATAGTCAATATATTAAAAAGTAAATAATTGATATTAGTACTCTATTAAATTAGGGTACTAATATTTTTTTTTATCTTATATGATAATTCTATATATATATCATTTATTTAGTAACAATAAATAATATTTGTAAAGGAGATATAATATGTCAATTTGGGGTAATGCATTTAAAGGAACTGATGATGGATTAGGTAATGAATCATCTAAATCAAAGGGGAACTATATGAAGAACCTAAAGGATGATTATGAAAGGTTATTAGCTCATAGAGAATTATCAATTAAACGAAATCGACCCGATTATGAGATTAAAGCAATTGATAATAGACTTGAAGAGCTAACCCTAAAAATGGATGTCTATGTAAGAACTGGTAAGTGTATGTAAGACAATATAAGAAAGATAAGGACTGTACATCCTTATCTTTTTTTTTCTACATTAATAAATCATCAGCGTTAAGCTGTTTACTTAAAACTAAGTTCTGATGGAATTTCTGTAAGTTTGCCTGTGTAAGGTCAGTAGCACATATTGAAGCTAATAATCCTATATTAGTATTATCCACTTCATAATAGAAATTTCCACCACATGCATTACATATACATTTATCTTTTCCATATCCTTTACAATACAAAGGACTTCTCATTTTTACTGTTTTTCCCACTAACTGCTTTTTATTTTCTTTAGTAATCTCTAATAGTTTATTACCACTTACTCCAATATATCTATTATCAAAGTTATTGATATTATTATCGGTTAATGTCACTTCTATATATTTAGTAGATCCACAATCAGAACCTTTTGGTCCTAAGTATTCAGATTGGAATGCTGCTAATAACTGCTTAGACATATAACCAGAAACTTGCGTACCGCATTTTGAATATTATAAATATTCTCTGTATTCATATAAGGTCGTTACTCTTATACCGTTTTATTATTAATAATAAAACTGCTATATGTTACCATATAGATTAGACTATATCATCACTATATACTCTATTACCAAATATATAATGCCACGCACTTCCACTAGACTTCTAGTGTACTCTACTCACTTCTTCATATAGATATTTCTTCTATACTATGCTTTCGATAGTCGTTGAACGTTATTTAAAAATTATAAAATTGAGAAATTTTAGTTCTCCTTTTCTTTAATCTGATATCTCTAACAAATTCTCTACTGACACCAAACTCTTTAGCGATGTCATAGTCAGATAAAGTTTTCAACTCTAACTTTTTACATATCTGATGAATGGTGTTATCACTTAGTTGAAACGGTCTACTATTACCTAGTTTTGGAAATTTATAATTACAGACAATGTGTTTCCAAGCTTCACCAGACCTAATATGCTGAACATTTTTAACTGCAATACATAACTCTTTACAAATCTCTTTATTAGATTTCTTCTTCATAATGAGTTCACATATCTGAATAACTTGTTCTTCTGTGATTTTAGCAAGATGAGCTTTTTCTCCTCGTATATTATCACATAGACCAATCCTCCAAGCGTGGTCAACATTTTCTTTATTGGTGACCCATTCGAGGTTAAATGAAGCATTGCAGTTCTTCAAACCATTCTTATGATTTACAACCAAATCATCGAATGTCAACCCATTCTTTAAATGTCTTTTAGGTATCGCACAGAAGTATTCAGCGACTAATCTATGTAGTGCAAATTTTATCTTAACACCATTGTGTTTGATTGTTGTTCTACTGTATTCATTACAAACTGTATCATACTCCTTTATTTTATTAAGTTTGCAATTCATTACTCTACCTAAATTAGAAATCTTATAATTAGTTTTCTCTCCGTCAATTTTAATTCTTTTCCATTTCTCTTCTGTTTTTGACAACTTGTCCATATATTCTAATAATTCTAAGTTTATGATTACCATATTAATATAATTCCTTTCTTTATAACACTATATTAATATAGATGTTGTCCCTTTTTTATTTTATAATTTTTAAATCTTCGCTGCTGATTGTCGTATATTTACGGTGTTCCAGCAATTCACGTGGTTTATAGGCTGCCAGCTTTATCGACAGCCTTTGGATATGCACCCGAAGTAATAACATTGCTATGTGCTTCTATGTCTTTTTTAGCTAGTCCATCACATAACGAATTTGTTATTATCTCATATTCTTTAGAGTAAGGATTTTGTACAGCTCCTCTCATTAAGAACATATTCTTCAAGTGGTTATCCACGCTACCTCTAGCACCTGATGTATATAGGTCCATACCTATATCTCCATCCAGTTCTTTCATAGTAGCATTTATCAATTCCTTTTCTATTTTTTCTACTACTCTTACATCACCCTTAGCAATAGCATCAGCATTTTCTTTTAATAGCTTTTCTTTTAACTTTGCTACTGAAGGTGGTATCTTTGTAGTCTTTAGAGTAAATGATGAAGTGATTGCAGTATGGAATTGTAAACCAAACCAGTCTCTAGTATTAATATAATTCATCATTTGACGAGTATCAATAAGATCATCTTTTAATGCATCAGATACTTGACCTTCGAATTTTTTAAATCCTGATTTAGTCATAGCATAATTTTGGAATGACATAAAAGATTCAAATCCTAATTTTTCTATCATCATCTTATTATATACTAATCTACCTACTGTGGTTTCTATAACTTCACCTTTTTTAATTAATAAAGGATAATCATCATGAGATAATGTAACAGTGTCGCATACATTGAAAGGTGGTTTATCAACTTTATCACTATCTCTCATATTAGTATTAGTGGTTTTTGAAAACCACTTAACAAAATTATTATAAGTCATATCTTCTGGCTTTAAAGAAACGAAATACTTCTTTTCTTCATCAGTTAATTTCTTATAATTACCAAATGGGTCTTTTGTTAATACATAGAAAGTTTGAGTTGTTTCTTTACCTGAATCTCTGATTAATTTTCCTTTATTATCTATATAATTTTTTTTACTATAAATAGCTTTTTCTATTTCCTCATTTGCTTCTTGAGTAAATAGTATTTTTTCTGTAGTTTGATCTCCATCATAATCTCCATCTATACCACTAAGATATGAATTTGAAAATTGAGTCGCATCTAAGAATAATGTAGGAATATTATGTACTGGGGTATTTATATCAATATCTGGATACCATTTATATAATACTCCATTTATATTCATAGGTATTGTCTTAGCTGTAGAACCAACTCTTATCTTAGTGAAAAATGTACCATACATTTTATTTATTGGGTATCTGGTTACTTGGAGATGTTTATTTTTAGCAATATCATCACAAGCCATATATAATAAATCGGTTCTTGTCATTGGTCTATTGGTGATACCTAACTCAGAATCACTTTCATTACTTATTGCTTTTCCACTGAATATGTAATATATTGGTTTAGTAGAATTAGTAGGTAATACTATTTTATTAAATCTTGATTCTGGGTCTTTCATAAATCCATCTATAAGTTTTTTAATATACTTATCTGAGAAGTATGATTCAGGATCAACTAATTTAATTACAGTACTAGTATCATCTCCTTTTAACATAAAATTATTCTTTTGCTGAATGATATTTCTATCAAAAAAAGATTTTACCCACTGTACTACAAATGGATACATTAATGAACAACACTGAGCTAATGGTAATAAAGTATATTCAAAAGATATCTTTAAATCATCTACTGTGTTTGCATGGTATGTAGGTGAAGTAATAACGGTTCTTATACAATAATCTACATTCTTACCCATAAGATACTTTCGTATCATACCATTCTTCTTTTCCAATTTATGCTTGAAATAATCATATATAGCAACCATTGTATTTTGAATAGTATAAATAGTACTATGGAACTGAATAGCAAATAATGACTGTCTATCTAATAAAGAAGATAGTCTAATTAATTTACCATATAGATTATTAATATCATCAGTTTCTCCACCACCAGAAGTAGAACCAGTTTTAATATCTCTAAAGAAAGCAGGGATTACTATTACATACTGAGTAAATAGTTCATCTTTTTTAGTTTTCTTTAAAAGATTGATTCTTTCACTTCTCATACCAAATTCTTCACTAGTATCTTCATCATTCTTTGTCCAATTTATTTTTTCCCAATTATCGTAAATAAACTGTAATCCTGTTTCTCCTGCATTTTCATCTTCTACTAATCTACCAGAAGAATCAATTCTGTAATACATTTCTCCATTGATAATTTTATCAATATTTCTAAACATCCTCTTTATTGCTTTATAAATATGAGGATGAAAGAAATGACTATGGAGATCTATATATGCAAAAGTATTTCTTCTTGAGCTAGTAGTAATTCCAAAAATTTCATTGGATATTAATCCATTAGGTTGAGGAATATTACCTCTTTGGAATAATACAGCAGATGTAATAGGTTTCAGATTATTTACATCAATAAATTCTTTTGTATTAAATAAATCTATTTTCATTTATGAATTTTCCTTTCATATATGGTTTATTGGATTGTGTTTGGACTAAAGTTTATCATTGGGTACAATATTTTAATACGATTAAGAAAGGAAATATAAATGGCTAAAATAGTATTAAAAGAAATCCAAGATTATATAAATAATGTAGCTAAACTAGCTCAGAAAGTTGCATTAGAAAGAAAGAATAGTAATCAGAAATGGTCATTACCATCTGTATGTATAGCACAATCAGCTATTGAGACTGGATGGGGTAAATCATCTATAATGACTAAAGCTAATGCATATTTTGGAATTAAGTCTGGTAGAAATTGGAAAGGTGCTGTTTATAGTACAAAAACTAGAGAATGGTACGATAATGTAAATGCTACTAATATAACAGATACTTTTAGAGCATATAATACATTAGAAGATTCTATTAGAGATTATTTTAATCTTATATGTGAATATGCAAGATATAGCAAAGCATGTAATACAATGGATGCTAGAGAATGCATTCAAGCTATTAAAGATGGTGGATATTCTACTTATCCAACTTATGTAAATGAAGTAATGGCTATTATTAATGCATACAACTTAACTCAATATGATTCTGTGTTGTTAAGTCAAGATGCTAAACCTAGTGAAGGACCATCTAAACCAGAATTAGAATCTGTAGTAGATGATGTAATTAATAATAAATATGGATCTGGTGAAGAAAGAAAGAAAAACTTAGAAGCAAAAGGATATAATTTTAGAGAAGTACAGGATAGAGTAAATGATAAATTGCGTTTGCAAAAACCTGTAGAGAAAATAAATTATTTTCCTAAGTTCGATGGTCACACTACAAGTATTGTATCAGCATTAAAAGCAGTTGGTTGTAATGATACTTCTGTGAAATATAGAAGAGAAATTGCTGTAAAAAATAAAATAGTACCAGTTAAGTTTTTATATGTAGGTACAGCTGACCAGAATACTCGTATGCTTAGATTACTTAAATTTGGTAAACTGATTAAACCGTAAATATATTACTACCTTAGTAAAAAAAAATACTAAGGTAGTAATATTATTAATGATGCTCTTCAGATGTTTCTAATGCAACAGGTTGTTCATTATTAAATTTAACCAATTCAGTTATTTTTAAATCATCATATACAACTACAAAATTTGTTAGTGTAATAAACATAGTAATTTCTATTAGTCTCGGTATATACTCTAAATCAATATCTTGAATATCTACTCCAAGGTTATATGATGAATATACTAATACAGATTCATCTAATGTTGTATTCATAACCGATGATGGTATATAGAACGGAATATCGTAAATAGAATTATGCCTAATATTTGCAGTCTCATTTTTTTCTTGGAATATTCCAACATTATTAATCTTTAATCTATATCTACATTTATTAGATTGAGTTATACCGTGAGGTAATGGGTTTCTTAATCTAAAATCTATTTTAGGGTTAAAGCTTTTAACTCTTCTATATACAGTTTCATTATCCTTATTAACACCAAGAACTATAGCAGTATCTTCTACATCTAAAGGTCTTACAATCTGTGAATGTTCTATTTCTGCATTATCTTGATATATTGAATAATCAATATACACCTTATAGTAATTTTGTAAAGTATCTATTGATTTAACTTTCTTATCTTTAATCCAATCAGTAAATTCTTTATACAATTCAGAATTTGATTTTGTATCAGGTCCTTCTAATGTATTGATATTGATAATCTGACCTATATATCCATTATTACCATCAATCTTAACAGAAGTAGAAGTACCTGGGACTAATTTATTTAAAACAGCTGGTATTGTAGTTTCTTGATTTACTTTATAATACTTATCACCTATTTTTGTATAAATAGATTTCATATATCTATTTCCTTTCTTCGTTAATTAAAATATGGTTTTGAATAACTTCAAGAGATTTATATGTTCTCTTGAAGTTATTCTGCATTATTAAATTTTAAACATCAATCCACAACCTGCTACTATTCTAACAGCATTGTTAAAATCATCACCTTCTAATGGACCAACTACAACTGTATCTTCTTCATCATTTACAATAATCTCTAAATTGTATTCATTTAACATTTCTGTTACTCTATCCAAAGTATCCTTATGAACTATAAGCTCTATAAATCTACCATTTGGATTATCTGATACTTTGTTTTTAAGAGATTCAGTTTCTTTTTTAATTTCTTCTACAACAGGAGTTTCTATAGGAGCAGATTCTTCAGCAAATTCGTTCTCTACTGTAGTAGATTCCTCTGTTTCTGGAGATTCTACAGATTCTTCTATATTCTCAGTATTTTCTACTGTAGTATTTATATCCTGATTCTTTTTATTATCTTTCTTAGCCATTTTACAAAATTATCCTTTCTTATTTATTTTGTATTTAAAGCATCTATAGTATCTATAAATTTCTTAGCGTCAACATCATGCCCAGTAATTTCTAATATTTTAGTCATTATTCTATTTAATAATTTTATTTTAGTATTTGTATCTGTTACAATCTTACCAAAATTACCCTGTGTATAATTAGATATATATCCAACAATCTCAGCTTTTGTATGTAACTCTGGGTCTAACGCTTTTTCATATCCAGTTCTTTTCATGTCTTTTACAGCATCACGAGCTCGAGCAAAAAAATCCGATGATGCTTTTTGTGCATCCATATCAGCTTTAATAAATTTATCTATATTAGTCTTAATAAATATGATAGCTGTTGCAAATGTAATAACTGCTCCAATATTCTGAAGTTTAGTTATTGATCCATTCTTATTTGATATAAAATCATCAAATTTATTTTTGAATGCTTCCACTTTTCCTCTTAAGGTTTTGGCATCTACTTCTTTTTTCTTAGCATCTTCTAATATCTGATTATATGCTTTTTCTACTTCAGCTAAATTCTTTATATCCATAACAGATAAATTACCAGCATCTATTTCAGCAATTACCTTATTTGCTATTTCAGGATTATCTTTTTTAATCATATCCAGTTTCTTTTCTACTGGAGCTAATTTATAAAATACATCTTTAATAGCTCTAATAATTTTACTTATTAATTCTTGTATTTTTTTAAATACGGCTAAAATAACTTCACCTATTTTATCAAATATACCAGAACTTTTCTTCTCTAATACTTTTTCATCTTCTCCTTCAATAAATAATCCAATAGCTTCATTCATCATTTGATTTTCACTCTCAGTAATATAATCATTGATTAGAGATTTGATAGTATCATTACTTTCTTTAATGATATTAAAAATAGCATTTATATCATCATTTACCCTAATAGGCTTAATTGTATTATTAACAAATGATACACTAATCATTTATCTTCTTACCTTTCATTTTATTAGTTTAAAACTTTGTTTTTAGTGGGTATTTTCTATGATCCCGTAATTTCTTTTTTTTTTGTTATATATTATTTATATAGTAATAATAAAATCGTTTCATAAGAAAGGAGTAAAAAATGAAATATGGAATGATTGATAGGATTAAATTCCTATGGAGATGTACTAGTGGTAGTAGATTACAGTTATTAGTAATCTACATATTTAGCTTAGTAGATAGCTTTTCAGATACTACTAGAAATATAGTATTTGCAATGGCTGTATCTGCGTTGGTATCAGGTAATCCTTTTACAGAGGTATTAAAGTTATATGGGTTACAGACTATTATAATATTATCATTTGCTTTTATAAGTATGATATATTATAAGTATCTTTGCAAAGTCGATGCAAAAATAAAGCTAAAACTTCAACACAAAATCATGGAAGTTGTATTAAAGACTCCTATAGATTTTAGTGAGAGTCACGATGCTGGTACAGTGCATCAGAATATGGATAATGTTATGAACATGACATTTGATATATTTGTAAATCATATCCCAGTGTTACTATATAATATTAGTAATATCGTAATATCATTTGTTATCTTAGTTAAGATACATATAGTATTAGGTATTCTAGTATTAGTAATAATACCAATATTTATCTTATTGCAAAAGACATTAGGCTCAAATCTAATGATGATTGTAGTTGAGAGAAATAAGACCTTTAAAGATATTTTGAGTACTATCTCAAATACCTTTAATATGGCACCATTTATTAAATGTCACGGTAATGCAGATACTATTATATCTGATATTATGGTGAAATTTAAGAATGACAGTGATAACAAGGTTAAAGTATTCAGTGAGTGTAATACATTGAATGAATTAATGAATCTTACTATTACCTCATGTAGGTCTTTAATTGATATCAGTGGAGCCTATCTTTGTAGTATAGGTAGAATTACCATCGGTACATTTACACTTATTCATAGCTATGCTATGAATACATTTAAGAGTGTAAATGGAATTCTTAAAGAAATGAGTCGTATGGTATCTACTATGTCTACATTGGATATGGCGATGGATATGATTGGTGAGAATCTTGAAGAAAATGGTAGTATTGATTTAGAATATATTAATACTATCGAGTTGGATAATGTAAGTTTCTCCTACGACAGTAAGAATATCTTAGATAATATTTCTTGCAAATTAGAAAAAGGTAAGAAGTATGCATTAATAGGATATTCTGGTTGCGGTAAATCTACAATACTAGCTTTAATCAATGGTATTAGAAAACCTACTTCTGGTACTATAAAGTTAGATAATGTAGACATGAAATATGTCAACCAATATACCTATAGGCAGAGAATAGGTGTAGTACAACAGAGTGGATTAGTCTTTAATGGTACTATTAGAGATAATATCACTTATGGTTGTACAAACATATCTGATAGTGAAGTGTGGGAAGCTATTGACAAAGCCAACCTTACTGAGTTTATTCAATCTCTTCCTGATGATATTGATACTATTATAGGTGAGAATGGGATGAAGTTATCAGGTGGTCAGCGACAGAGAATAACGATAGCAAGAGCTTTTATAAGAAAGCCTCAGTTATTGATATTTGATGAAGCAACTTCTGCATTAGATAATAAGTCTGAAGCTGAAGTTCAGAAAGCTATAGATAATATTTCTAATGATGTTATGGTTCTGATTGTAGCTCATAGATTATCTACTGTTAAGAATGTCGATAAGATATTCTGTTTAGATAATGGCAAAATAGTTGAAGATGGAACCTATAATGATTTAATGTCTAAAGAAGGATTCTTCTATAGTCTATCCAGAAAGAAAAAGAGATAAGAATTGATATCTAGGATTACATATTTTCTATGTTCCTAGATATCATTTTAGTTAAATTAATAGAGAAGATATTTCTATCTTCTCTATTTTTTTTTATTTTAGTTCCATGAGTTAATACTCTGTGGTCTATTAAGTACTGCTGAATTACCAACACCAGATACCATCTTACCACTCTTAATATCATAATGAAGTGCCTCATTGAAATCTGAAGCGTTAAATCCACTATAGAAGTTAAGAGAGTTAGCTACTATCTTATACTTATCAAGAAGTACCTTAGCCATCTTATTAATCTGTATTGATTCATACTTAGTACAATGGAACTCTATCTGAGTCTGTACAACTTCATGCTGAGCACCCTGCTGATTAAATACGTCAGTATTCAAACCACCTGGGAAGCAGTTAGCAAATAGACAAGCATACTCTATATTCTCACCTGTTACATCAGTTGAGCAATAAATAAATTCTGCTGTTTGGTTAGCCTGCAATCTCTCAAGACTAGAACCATTGTAATGTGAAAGACCAGTCATCAAGTCTGTTGTTCCATTAATCCATGTATGCAAAACTTCTCTTACAGGAGAACCTGAGAACTCGTATACTGTAACAGTAAATGAGTTTGTACTATCCTGTGCAAAAGTTGGAATCTCGAATGACTTACCAATATAACCACCAGTAATCTGACCAAATTCTACAGATACATCATTAAGACCAGTTATTTCAGTATTACCATACTCTACGATATGCTTAAACTTATTAAACTGCTGTGGAATACCTGTCTGTGGGTCAAGAAGGAAAGCTGGTTTTCTTACCATGAACAAACGACCATAACCAGTTTTAAGAGGGTCATAACATCTTAGAACTTCGTTAATGACATTTGTACCACCAAGGAAAAGAGCATAATTGGTAAGGTTATTATTTGTATGGGATTTAATACCACTCTGAATTGTATTTGCCATTTTCTATATCTCCTTTCGTTATTCTTGTGTTGACTCAGCAGGAGCTACATACTGACGCTTATTGATATCAATCTCAATAATAGCCTTCTTTGTAAGTCCTCTAAATACTACTGCTAAATAAAGGTGAAGAATAGAATGATTAAATTCATATTCAGAAGTTGCAAAGTTGAATTCAAGTGACTGTACAATAGAACCAATCCATGAAGCATACTTAGCTTTCTCAACAGTAACAAAATCTTTTCTTACACTTTCATCAGAGAAGTTATAGATCTGACTCTCTGTATCCTTTTCAACCATTCTCTTAAGTGTATAAAGAATAGTAGAATCAGATTCTTCAAGAAGATCAGTTTCTGCTTTCTGTGTAGTATTCTGTACTGCTCTATAGAATGTATTCTCTCCAATACACTCAAAGTAATTGAGTCTATTATTATACAATCTCTCTTTAAGGTCATTATCATATTCCTCAACTATAGGCTGAAGACTATCTTTAATATGACCAGTTAGAGTACAATTACCTCTAACAAATGGAATATGCATTCCATTCTCTGTAATATGATCAACATACTCACCTGATGTGAAATATGAGATAGTTACATTACATCTCTTATTAGTAGAATACTCTCTAACCTCATAATTCTGTACATCTACAGAAACCATATGATTATCGAATACTCCATAATTCTTTATAAGACCCTTTACTATAGAATTAGAGAATGAAGTAATTATTCCTGTATCAAGATATACTCTACAATCATTTCTAGTCTTAGCAAGATCTACGATTACATTCTTTACAGTATATGGATAATTAGCATCAAAGAATGCAGATACTGGTATTCTCTTAGGAGAAAGAATTCTTCTATCATGTGTACCATTATATGCTTTCAAAAGAGCATCTTCATACTCCTGCTCAAGTGTCCAAGTTGTCTGATGTCCACCATCATCCTGTACAGTTCTAGGAGTATCAAAATATCCATTATTACCGTTCTTGAGAACAAGACCCTTTATTGAATCAAACATAACGAGTCCATCACTATTTGTGTAATCCTTTGAATCATAACCAGGTGCTGTAGTATTAACATCAGCTGTAAGCTTCTTAGGGTAATAAATACACGGAAGCATCTCTCCAACTGATTCTACTGGTCTACCATAAATAGGATCGAACATATCAACATCAGGTATATTATCTACATCAGTTGCACTAATAAGTTCATTAAGCTTCATAAGTTTAGCATAATTCTCTTTATGTTCTGTTGCAACTGGAGTAGTGCCATTAAGCTGATCTGTTGGAATGTTATAAGTAGTAAGATCTGTTGCATACTGAGCTTTAAGGTCAATATTCTGCTGCTTGATAAACTTAACATAAGCATCATATACAGCCTGAACGGTTTCATCATTACACTTAATAAGTATAGGTGTCTTATCAATATCTGCTTCCTCTACTACATCATCAATCAATGTAGATCCTTCAGAAGTATATTTCATAGAAGAAACTAATCCACCTACATAATTAGCATCTTTCTTCAATCCATTCTCAGATGTAATAACCTCAAAGTTATACATCTTGATACCATACTCTTTTTCATAAGTAAGTGCCTGAGAAATTCTCATAGAGTAGAAGTTACCACAATCACCTCTTCCTGAATACCTTACAGTCATCAATGGAAGCTGATTATAATTTTCTGCATCTTTATCAGTAAACTCAGTACCCTTAGCTGCTGTAGCAAGAGCTTTGATATCGCTTATATTTTCTTTACTCTTAGCAACAATCTTAATTCTAAATTTTCTATCACTTGCCTTAGGAGCATCTGCTGCAGTATCTGCTTTATAAAGAATTGAAACTATCGCATTTGAATAAGCTGCATTTTCAGGCATGACTCTCATCATCCATACAGCTGAATTATTATGATCAAGTACATTGTATGCCTGCATCAATGGCTGACCATATTTCTTAAAATTTGAATCACCAAATGTTTTAATGGCATCAGCTTTATTTGTTTTTCTAATCCATCTATTATCAACGCCCTTAGGAGCTCTAACGGCATATGCTTCAATGACGGATACATCAACAGCAGGAGCCTGCTCATCGTTAGCTACCTGTGTATAGTCATTAACATAGCTTTCTATATGTGGAAATGAAAAACGAGGAACAATCTGTATTGTTTGTGCCATGTTTAATTTCTCCTTACAATTTAAATATTAGAGTTTATTTTTAATAAAACTCTATAGATTTATTTTAATGTTCGCTAGTCATATCCAAGGAAACCTATTGCTTTAAGATAGTTTCTACCACGGATGGAGTTTCTTCTCCTTTAGATTTAGTTCTATTTAATGATGTAGTAATCATAGAATCCATATCCTCAAATGTAATAGCATTGAATGTAGATGTATACTGACATATCTGTCTTACATTATTCATCTTATAATCATAATCAGATAAATCTTCTGTAGTAACTACTTGACAGAATTTCTTACTAGGATTTCTTTTATCTCTACACATAGTAGCTAATATCATTTCCTCTACTACATTCATTACATTAAATCCTACATTATTTAAATCAAGATTCTTTTGCCATGTTTGCATCATTTTACTATAAGGGATACAAGCAGGTAATTTTCCTTTTATAATTAAATCCATAAATGCTTCACAGTTACTACTATCTTGAATAACTGAACTTGCCATTATCTTAGCACCTTTTTGATAGTTTAATACTTTACATTTAACTTCATTAACATCACCTTTTTTATTAGCAATATTAACTATTCTATTCTCTGATGAATTGGAAAATAATTCTATCCATGTAGGAACATTAAAAGCTTTCATTTCTTTTAATTTATCCTTTTCAAATATTCCTACATTAAATATACCTAGAGTTCTTATCGTATCACCTTTATCTTCAGCAAATTTACCAGTCTCATCAAAATATGATTCTGGTAAATAAAACTCAGCATAATCAGCTTCTAGGTAAATATATTTTCCATCTGATCTAAAATATGAAGCCATATTTAAAATCCTTTCATAATTTATTCTAGTTTACTTTAATGTGCTATGAGGGAATAATTTACCATAGTAGAAATATTTCTACTATGGTAAAGTGACTCAAAAACTTGACTTAGGAGTAATCCATGAAAAAAAAGAAAACCTTTTAATCTCTTAAAAGATTTACTATTATGTTATAATGAATTAATTATTAAACGGCTTGTATAACTTGGTATAAAAATCATTAAATCGTTTAGCTAATTTATTAAATATCTCTATATACTCATTCCTTTTCTTCTTCAGTAATTTCTTCCTTAATCTCTTCTTCATCATCAGTCCTCAGTATATATGGTCTAGTCATACCACATCCAGTAGTATTATCATCAACCTCATTATTCTCTTCTATTACATCCTTATTTTCTTCTACTACTTCATCCGACTTATTATTTTCAGCTTCTTTTTCTTTCTCTTCTTTATCATAATCAGCTAATTGATTATCTACAAGAGTATTAAACTTCTCTTTATATAATGCTTTTAATTCTTTAGAAGATACATCCTCATCAAAATCATTTATATCCAATGAATGAAGTTTATCTATATAGAATTTCTTTAATGCATCTTCTTTAGATGATTCATAATGAATTCTTTCTGGATGCTTTTCATATGTAGTATTATTCTCTACAAAATAATCTCTATACTCCATAAAGTAATCATCAATACCCGTGATAATTCCCTTAAAGTTTAATTCCTGCTCTGTTGATTCAAACTTATGATAAATAAGACTTGCTAGTCCACTATTAATAGCATTAACAAACATAACATCTTTCTTATTATATGGATCTGAATAAGCAATCATTCTTGCATAAATAAATAAAAAGAGATTATTAAATGGATGATATTTCTCATCTAAGAAAGTTTCTTCTATATTAAGGAAGTATGTATATAAATCCTGCTTAAAACCAAACATCTTCATCTTAGCATAGAATTTATCCATTATATAACTTCCTCTTCTATTATTAAAGAAAGCTACTTTAATATTCTCTACTTCATTTTTCCCTAGAGCTTTAAATCTATCATAGAGGAAATCATAATTTAATGAACTTTCAATAGTTCTAATCATATCTTCCATCTTTGCTTTTTTTGTATGATCCTTTTCTAGCTCTAACGACTGCTTCATATTTTCTAAGTTCTTCTTTTTAATCTCTCTTGCTTTATCAGAAGTTACATAATTCATATATTCTGAGAATATAGTATTACTCTCTTCTTTTAGCTTATCTGCTTCTGTCTTTGCTGATAATAGAACTAATGAAGAATTCTTAATTTCTTTAATCTCATCTCTCAATTCTTTTTCATTAAGACTCTTAATTTCTTCAGTAACTTCATCTGATGTTGAGTACTTAATTAGAAATTCTCTTACTACATCTAAATCCATTACTTCTAATTCTTTTTTATCATACTTCAATATATCATCAAGAATATTTGTATTAAGTCTATAATTATTTCTAACAAGACCTTCACTCATATCTTTAAGATATTTAAGTTGCTCATCCATGGACTTAATCATATCCATAATGCTTTTAAATTCACTAGGATTAAATCCACCACCTTTATTAGATGTCTCTTCTGTAGGAATTTCTACAACTTCGTTATTTGTTACTTCATTTACACTCTCATTAATATTTTCCATTATGAGTTCCCTTTCTTGATAAAATTTTTATATTTAATTAATTAGTTTCATTGAGTATTATTTAATAATGATTACTGTTAAATAAATTGATTTAAAAATATGAAAGGAATTTATTTAAATGGGAAATAGAATAAATAAAATCAATGGTAAGTTCTATGACTTAGGAACTGGTAATACTTCATTTTTACAAGTTGCTAAGGATTTAAAAAGATTAGGTATAAAAAATTTCTATTTTATGCTAGAAATTTGTGATTATAGTTTAATTAATATAAATCCTCATGCTGTTGATAAAGATGGACACACTACGCTTAGTAGAGACCAGATAAGTAGAGTACTTACTGAATGTGCTAGAAATCCTTGGTATTATCTTAGAGAGATATGTAGAATACCTACTCAAGGTGGTTCTACAGTTCCTTATAAAGCTAATAGAGGAAATATAGCACAAGCTTATTGTATATTGCATGGTATTGATTCATGGTTATGTCTACCGAGGCGAGCAATGTTGCCTCCTTCTACAGTGATGTAGATGTAAAACCTCTTTAATTGCGGGAATATCTTAATAAGTATCAATTACTAAATCAATATAGTGATATATTGATGGCATATGGGTAATGCTGTATGGTATAGTAATAATATTGGTAATAGAGACAATCCGCAGCATATTTTCATTATATCAACATAATTTATAATATATTTGTATACCTATAAGGAGGGAAAATGATATTTAAAGAAATAACTTATCCGTCAATAATAAAAGGATTATATAGTATAAGTGAATATGGTGATATATATAATACAAAAACTAAAAAAATATTAAAACCATTTATATCAAGTAAACATAATAAATATTTTATTATAAAATTAAAATGTATTTATAATAATTTAGAGCATTATAAGAATTTTAGGATAAATAGATTAGTTGCTTGGGAATTTTGTAGTGATAGAGATATAAGAAAAGTTGTAATGCATATAGATAACGATAAGAAAAATAATTATTATAAAAATTTAAAATGGGGTACTGTTGGTGAAAATACAAGATCTGCATATATTGATGGTATTATACCCAGAAATAGATTGATATATAATATAGAATTAATCGAATTTATATGTAAAAAAATGGAAGACGGGTTATCGAATACTCAAATATTAAAAATGTTATGTGGAGATGACGCAACTATGCGTAAATATAAATCAACTTGGTATTTAATATATCATCTACGCTGTAAAGATAGATATACATCAACAGCTATAAAATATAATTATGACGCATTGATAAATATTAATAATATTGAGAAAAATATAATCAAGTTGATGATAAATGGTCTTGAGAATATTGATATAATGCATGAATATGGATATAATTCAATTAAGTCTAATAGTAAATTATATTATATGGTATTGCGTTGTAGAAAAATAATGAAAATATGTTCAACGACTAGGGAAAGGGATCGTTTAATGAAATTATTGAATGATTAACCGAGTAGACCCAATAATAGGGTGAAATGTAGGTGAGAT